AAAGCTGTCTTGATTGTCGAATTAATATCTCTTGGCATGATGCCCCCTTATTTTTTTGCAGGGGCTTTCTTGCGCTTGGCTTTTGTTTCTTCTGGCCCCGCGTTGCCCTGCACCTCAATGGCTGCGCCGCGTTCAATCATAGACTTCGCCAGTTTCTTTTGCCAAGGCTTATCTAAAGGCAGAACCTCGCCCACCATATATTTTCGGGCTTCGGTTCCTGATGCGTTGCTTTCACCAGCCACGCTATAAATCATTTGTACTTGCTTCATAGATCCACTCCTTGAAGGGTGAGGGGGGCGGGTGGACGCTCCCCTCGTTTGCTCTTTATGAAGTTGCGTGTTTCAGAACGCGCATAGCTTCGGCAAGAACCACTTTACCACCGACACGGCGGCGAGCGATATAACGGACAAGGCCCGTTGCCGCTTGGCTGTATGGGTCACGCAATACTGAAAGCGCAACACGATCAACGATCATATATCCGCGACGGAAGTCACCGATGAGAACAGATTTTGCGCCAGAAGCCGCATCTGCTACATCAGGGGCTTCCACATATGGGATACCGATGATTGTGTTTGGAGCGCCAGATTGACCAGAGAAACCAGTTTGGAAGATATACTGGCCCGCTGTATCTTTCAGCTTACGGATAATGCCCAAAGTTGCGCGGTTGAACATCATTGTAGCGTTGGCCGCATACTCTGATTTCAAGCCGTGAACCAAGTCCATCAGGTTATCGGTAGAGATTGCCGCTGATGCTGCACCTGTGGCGGTGTGGGCAACGGTGTTCCCGTTTGTGATACCTGTTGGCTTGTTTGTGCCATTACCAGCAATGAACGCTGCGCCTTCGCCTTTAGCAAACTGCTCTGCGAACTCTTGGTTCATTTCGGCTTCCATATCGAAAGCACTATCTTCAAGCAACATTGAAGAAATATCGACCAGAGCGTAAAGCTCATGAGTGGCGATGGTATTCAAGGTTGTTGAATAACCAGTAGTTTCCGAGCGTGTGCCAGTTTCCGCTGTCCAAGCCGCCGCGAAATTTGCATCCTTTGTTGGGATCTCAATTTCTTTGGAAGTTGTTGAACGAACGCGAGCAACAGAACGAACTGGTGAGATTTCAGTTACGATCTTGATTAACTCAGCAACATATTCCTCTGGAGCCAAGTTACCCGCTGTGGCGGCTGTTCCAACAGTCAGCGCTTTGACTTCGTCGGCGTCTAAGCCTTCGTTGCCTTTACGCATGAAAGTATCCCAAGCCTTTACCGCCATATCAACGCCCTTGGTTTCAACGCCAGAGTTTGGACGCTTCAAGAGAGTTTCAATGCCGTCAAGTTTCTCAGCGAAACCTTCGGAAGCTTTTTCTTGCTGAACCAGCTTTTGGTTTACAGTTTCAAAGCGGTCAAGATCGGCTTCGATCTTTGACAATTTGGCTTCAACCAACGGATCGGCTTCGCCTTTCTTTTCGATTTCTGCAAGGCGCTGATCGTTTGTTGCTTTAAATTCTTCAAAAGCACCGTTCAGTCCTTCCAGATAAGTTTTGAGATTATCATCCATGACAATCAACCTTTCTGTTTAGGATTTAAGGATATTGGTTAGGCGATCTAACTCGCTTACCAGTTCAGAAGGCATTTCCTGAGCGCCAGCATCCCGCTGTTCCAGTGCCTTTGCTACAGCCGAAGCTGCAACTTTCGCCTCGCTTCTGGAAAGTTCCGCTGCATCCCGCAGGACTTCTTCCCATTCACGGACTGTTCTGTCGCTCTTTACCGCTGAAACCCTAGCTTTGGGGTTCATAGGAAAGGTTACGGCAGAAATTTCCATAAGGTCTACTGATTTCAAATAACGGCGCTTGCCCTTATCGTCATAATCGTAGCCCTTTGCGTCGACGCGGTAGCCAATAGACAAGCCATCAATCGCGCCCATTTTCATCAATTCATAAACTTCGCGGCCCCGCTGGGTTCCCATAGCTAAGCGGCCCTTTACCTTGAGCCCACGACGATCCTCTATGATCTCATCAAAGACCCCGATGGGTTCATCTGCGCGGTGCTGGTAAAGCATCTTTACAGCCTTAGCGCCTTTGCGCCCGATAGACTTAGCGAAAGCGCCCTCAACGACAACATCATTGCCAAGGTCTTTGTTTCCAAAGATTGAGCCGTATCCGCTGAACTCGCCTTTTTCTTCATCTTCCATCGCTTTGATGTCAAACCTGACGTCCAGCGTTTCGTCTTTGAATTCAATATCGTCACTCATATCAATTTCCTTTGGGTCTTACTTGCCATGAATGGACAAGCCAACCGCTGTCCGTTGAGTTTTAACTTGTGAACGCAACTTACCATAGATAGATTTTCTTTTCCAGTATGCGCTCAAAAATCAATTTCGCCTGTCAATCTCAAATCCTGCAAGCGCCTTTCAACCATTTCAATCACTCCATACTCCGCTTCGATCAAGCCCAAACTTTCTCGCTGCATAAGGCGGTAATCTTCTTTTGTAATTTCTTCTTTGCCTACCAATTCAAGGATTTTTTTAAGAGCGTCCGTCATCAATTATTTCCTCAATCATTTCAATAAATAAAGGATTTACCTTTTCAAGGTCTCCCATAGCCCAGAACGAAAAGTTTTCCGCGAACCATTCTTTTGAGTTTACCTCTGCATATCTAGTCCAGAATTCTCTGCTCCGTTTTGCTTTTCGAAAATAAACCTTCCTCCACCTACTCTCTAATTGCTCCTCAAATGGCCTTCTTCGGGCGCTTATTTCTCCGTCTGAAAAAGGTTTTCTTTTGTAAGTTTGGTGTATTTGATGTCCGAATTCATGATACATGGTTGACCTAACGTGATCCATGCCACCCGTCATGTATGCCTCAGATGTAAATGGCTTGGTTTTAAGACTGGTCGGGTCCCAATCAGAGGTTTGCGGGGGAAGGTATCGTTCTAAATCACGCTTTTCTTGCCATAAAAGTGCGGATGTTCGATCATATTCCCTATCAAGATTATCCCAAGGCCGATCATTCCTCTTTGCATCATCTATTTTATTTTTGGTATTTTCTAAGCTTTTCTCTAATCTCTTGATTGTTTCTCGACTTGCCGCAGCTTTTGCTAAATTTGCTGGATCGTTAGCTTTCGCAATATCGTCTGCGTACTGATTGAAGTATTTTGCATTTAAGCCCATGACAGCATCACCCATGTCGGCGATAGAGTTTCTGTTATGAACCTTGTATCCACGAACCCTTGGAAGCCCAAAAAGATCAGCAAAATAGTTCAATTCTTTATTTACTATCGCAACTGCAGCTAACGCTTCTCTGGAGAGGTCATCGGAATTTACTATTTTACCAAATTCTTTGTCTGATCTTCCGTCGTAATAAGAACTTCGTGCTTGTGTCTTTTGCTTGTTTGCAAAATCCAAATCATCGTTTAGGACTTTTAAGCTTTCATCAAATGAAACAACTGGAAAATCTTCGTTTCTAATTCCATTGATAACTGGAAGTTTTAATCTTTTCCCTACGCTATATGAGGGAAACGAAACAGATGGCTCAGGAATTGGCTCCGAAGGCACTTCCGTTGTTTGTTCGAAGTCATCAAAAAGATCGTCCTCATCAGTAAAATATACCGCAAGACATCTACAATTTATATTGTTCCCCGCGCCGCCACTTCCGTCATGCGGGTATTTCATCTTTATGGTTTGACCGTTGAAGGGGACGAGGAACGGCTCATCAATTCCAACCTCTTGTCCATTAGCTGCCGCATGGCCTGATCTGGTTCGAGCATCACTAACGGAAACCCAGCGTTTCTTTTGTGATGGCAGATTTAACTCTCTTGTAGCCGCATCTGTTGCAAATGATGCAGCTGCGTGGGTTTCCGTGCGGGCTATCGTAGCGGCTCGTGCACGACCCATTGCCCCACTTGTGTATTCTCTGATCAATTTAGCCGTTGGGGCTACTCCAAGAGCCTCTTTGTCAGCGACCTCTATGGCCCTGCGTATTTTATTCTTGGTTGTCTGCGTGACCCCTACAACCTTGCTGGCGCCCTCTTTTGCATAATACTGAAAAACCAAAGCTTCGAAAACAGATTGC